GATAGAGTTTCATCACTTTCTCGTTCCGTTTGAATTGCTTTTCTGTTACAGGGAGTGATGAAAGCTTGTTAGATTTGTCGATATTCCACTGCTCCTCGAAATGTGACCATTTGTGGCGCATGGTGAGATGCAGCATTTCACCTATGGCAAAGGCGAGAATCTTTAGTGTGTATAAGTCTGTGTCACCTTTCGGCTGGTACTCAGCAGTAAGATAACCTGCACTAACTGCACGATCGAAAAGGTCGGCAGCTTCCTCGTAAGCAAACTCGTTAACAAGATATTTGAACTTACCTTTGGACTCTTGGTTGAGGTCAAAGCACAAGGCATGGATGGACTTCATTGCTTGAACTACGCCAGAGAGAGCATCATAAGTGTTCTTTGGCAAAGTCTCTTTACCATCCTTAATATAGTTCTCCAACATTTCAGGGGAACCCAGCATTGCAATCTTATCTATGATTATTGGGTCTGGATTAAGGCTGGTATATAGCATTATATCCTCCTTCCATTGCTCGAAATGGAGCAATTCGTCAGCGTAGGTTGTTAACTTCGTGTTACCTCCTATGCAGATGTCATAAATGAGTTGCTTTGCGAACTTGTTGAACTTTACAAAGCTCAATACGGCTTCTTGTCTCGTTACCATATATAATAATGTATGAAGTTCTACTCGCTGATGCTTGGTATTAGGTTAACCGCTGCTTGCTTGTTTTTATCAAGCACTTTGGCATATATCTGAGTAGTGGAAAGCTCACGATGGCCAAGGAGTTTAGAGACTGTATAGATGTCAGCTCCAAGGTCGAGCATCATTACTGCGAAGGTGTGACGAGCGCAATGGAAGGTGAGATTCTTCGTGATACCAGCGGCGAGTGCCCAACGCTTCAGTTCAAGTGAAGTCCATGCGCCATAAGTGAATCCTTCGAACACACGGTCAACATCGTTGCGACGTGTGCCTAAATATGCTGCTGCCTGGTCTGAAATATCAAGATATTCCTGTCCACCAGTTTTCTTCTGTTTGAACACAATACGTGTGAAGTCGCCAAACTTCTGGATTTCGCCCCAAGTCAGCTTCTCAATATCGCTCTTGCGAAGTCCTGTCAGACAAGAGAACAGGAATGTGGCTTTTAGAATGGGGTAGTTGCATGGGGTAGCAGCCATCTTCTTCACCTCTTCGAGTGTCAGATATTCACGAGCCACTTCTTCAGCCTTGAAACCCTCGATGCCACGCATAGGGTTCTTGTCAATGATGTGCTCCTCAAAAGCCTGATTGAGACAGGCGCGTAGTTTGTTGAAGTAAGAAACCTTCGAGTTCTGTGACAATCCAACGAATACATAAGAAATTTTAGGATCCGTCTTCTTTTGGGCATCCTTCTCTGCTGTATTCAGATAATCCTTAAATCCCTGAATCCATTCGGCATCGATATCATCGAAGGTTGTTGCCTCGTCACAATATACCTCCAAATGCTTCAGACAACTATGCCAGTTGCCCCAATTACCATTTGAATCAGGAGTCTTCAGGCGCTCTTCACACATCTTACGATAGTAGTCAAGGAAGCGGACACCTTCCTGCTTGGGCTGGGTGATGTCAAACTTGCCGTTGATGATTTCCAACTCTCGTTTGGCTCTCATGGCATTGGCTGCTGCAAGAGCCTGACGGTTCTGTTCTCTTTCCTGTGGGGTAGTTGGAACTACCTGATAGAGCTTCAGGTATTCCTTATGACGCTTGCCACCTACATTGATGTCAAGGTACAGGCTCGAACTTCCATCTTTGAGCTTCTTTTCACGAAGCTTCACTTGTCCTCTTTGGACGCTTGCTGATTTTTTCTTTGCCATAGTTTGTTATCGTTTTTAAGATAACCACCGAATTTACTTTCGAGGGACACTATTTCTGTCCCCGGGGGACAGATTTTGCGCCTTTGATGTAATCTCGGGGGACATCTGGGGGACAAAGTTAGGAAAAAATCTGCAAATAGACAATGCCTAAGTCAAAAATCTGCAAATAACCGAACAATCTTTAACACTTGAAAATAAGCGATTTACAGCGGTATAT